GAGTGCTCTTCTTTTACGTTCTTCACGTCTACGTCTACGCATTCCTATTTTACCTAAAATAGCACCGCCTATCGTCATACCTGCTGTTATTGGGTCCATATTATTCATCCTCCATCATTTTTTTAGCTACCACAGAAGGGCTAAATGGTTTTATTTCAAAATCGGGGCTTATAGAATTTAACCAAAACATACCATTAAAACTAGGCGATATTGCGTTAGCTGCTTCACGTTTTGCTTTTGTAAAAGGATCTATACTTAAATCGTTTTTTGTTCCTTCTAATTCTTGCATTTTTTCTTCAAACTCAGGACTTCCAGGAGTCATATACAACTCACCAGGTTGTCCAGTTCCTCTAAGATTAGGGTCTTGTTTTCCTTCAAACATAATATCATCTCTAAATGCTGCATCAACTGAATCTTGTTGAGCTTGCATTTCAGCTGCAAAATCTGGATCTGGTTTATCTGGAGCACCTAATACTTCATTTTCTCCTGCTATTTGAACAGCACTTTTCTTTTTATCTTGAGCCATTGTGTATCTCCTTTAATTTCTCTATTGCTTCTATAAAATCTTTTACTCTTACTGGTGTTTGTTCTATCCAACTAGAAGGTTCTTTATCTGGTGGATTTTTATATAATACTTCTTGTATTGCATCATCGTAATGCCTATGACATAATAGTTTCCAAGTTCTAGGAAACTTTCTAGACCAACTTGCACCTAATTGATAATTAACAGATACTAATGCAATTACAATATCGTCGTTATCTGTGCATAATATTTTTGCTTGTTTTCTTGCAGCAGTTAATGCAGTATCTATATCAGCTTTAAACCATTCATCAATAATATCCTTTGGTACTAAAGACTTAACAGGATATTTTTCTTGTTCTTCTTTAGTTAGTAAATGTCCAATACCACAAGTAGGTTTACCTAATGTATCTAAATAAACACTTTGTTTATAACCTTCACGTTCTTTCAAGTGTTCTAATAGTTTGTCCATAAATGGATCTTTCTTTTTAAAAAATCCTAACATTAACTAGCTCCTTCGCCACCACTTCTTCTATTTTGAAACCTGTTGTAAAGACTTACTAAATTTTTACCAAAATAATATCCACTGTCTTCTGTCCCTACAGGTTCTCCTTGAGGATTATTACCTCCAACTCTTCCTCCTCCTTCTAAAGGACCTGCATACATCTCAGGACTAGAATTTATATTAGAAGTAGATTTTGGGTTTCCATCTGCAGGATTTGTGTTTACGCCATCTAAATATAAAGAAACCATTGTTTTGTGAGAAAATCCTTGTTCTTTTCCTACGTCGTACATTGACATAGCTTGTACCTTTCCATCTTTTTTCCAACTTTGTCTTGCTTCTTTTCCAGTCATGCCTCTGTCTTTTGCACTATCAATATAACCTCTTCTTGCACGCCTTCTATAGTCAAAGCCTTTCATCATATCTACTCCCGCTGACAATCCTTCTCCAAGTTGATATCCCATAGTAGCACCTGATGCCATAGCATCTATATTTTGCAACGAACGTATAGTAGTGCTATCTTCTATACGTTTTTCCATTTTTCTTTCTTCTTCTGCTACTTGCGCACCAAACTGTGCCATAGCTACATCTGCTCTACTTGCCATTATGCTTTCTCCAATTCAGTTTTAAACCACTCTGATTCTAATTTATAATATAAATACGTTTTACCATCAGCTTCTTTTACTAATTTTTTATCTCCAGTAACACCATCTATATTTCTGGGTTTTTCTGTTACTAACTCTGTTTGCGTTGTTGCTTTATTATCTAAATCATTTATTTTAGTTGCAGGTGTTTGTAATGCACCAGCTCCAGAATCTCTATTTTTTCCGCTATAGGATTCTGAATATAAATTTTCACTAAATTTTTTCTTATTTCCTGGTAATGCTTTTGCCATTATTTAATTGTTTTTACTCTGTGAACTATTTGCATATCATTTATTTCAAAATCTTGTTGATCTGTAGCACCAGTTAATTCTAAACCAAATGTTTTTACTTTTTTAAAAGCAGAAGTAATGCCTCTAACTTTAAATTTAGCAACTCTATTAGTAGTATCATTATTTCCCGCTAATGTTCCTAACGTAACACTGCTAAATGCAGAACCATCATTACTTGCTGCTACATCTGTAAATCCTTTTACAGTTATATCTTCACCGTTTTTATAGTTAATATATACTGTAGTAATAGTTTTATCTCTACTAGGATCTCCAAAATCAAATGCTGGAGTTTTTAAAACAACAGAAGCATTACTTGAATCTCTTAAAGAAGGTTCTGGATTCCAATATTTTAACTCAATATCATTACTATCTTTTTCAAACCACACTAATTTTCCATCATTAACATTAACAAAGTTAGATACATCTACAGTATTTAGTTTTAACGCACTATATGCCCATCCTAACGTCTTTAAATCAATTTCTAATACACCACCACTAGGATTGTTATTTAAGCCCCCTATCGCTGGATTTGCTATAATTAGTGTTTGTTTATCTGGTATATAACCTATTACTCCATCATTGCTAAAGTATTGAGTATTCCAGTCTTTAAATCTTTTTTGACCAGTAGGTCCTATTAATAAATCTCTTAATTGTTCTCCGTCATATAAAAATACACCATATTTATTAAACCAGGCTACAAATCCTTCTGCTTTAACTACATGGTATTCTTTTTCACATCCTTTATATTTTAATGTAGCTTCTAATAGTTCTTGATCTCTGCTACAGTTGACAATAAATAAATTATTCTTTTTAAATTGCAACAATTTATTACCAATAGATTCTAATCTAATAATAGCATCTCCGTCATTTATTTCCACATCTAATCTTTTATTAAAATCAAAAGTATCAAATTTATTTACTTCAGATTTTAAAACAGTATCATCTGCTGTAATTAAATTATTATCTTCATCATAGTAAGTTACATTACCTACATACGCTCTTCTATTTAATATAGTTGATGTTTTGTAGCTTGTACCAGGTCTGCCTATAGGATTAACACCTTTAGATTCTCCAAATGGTTCTGTTGTAGGAAGTCCGTCTTGTAAATGTCCTAAAACTCTTTGAGTTGCATCTCCTCCAGCTACAAAAGATGCTTGTGTATAAAATTGTTGTGCATTAGCTGCATTGCTACCGTCATTTTGTTTAACTATAAAACTTCCACTAGCACTTAAAGCCTTAAATCCATCCTTCCCAGCTAATCTATATCCTTTTCTTATATCTATTTCCATAAATAAATATTTAGTTCCTACTGATCCATCATCTTCTAAAGCCCAGTATATTTTATAACCAGTTAATCTATCGTTATTAGGAAATCTTCCAGTTAAAGCATAGTATAATTTTCTTTTTTTATCTCCAGTAACTGCAGCTATCGATGGTTGAGATATGTCTCCAACATGATAAATATTAGATTCTTGATTATCGTAAATTAAAGATACCCATATAGAATATTTTTTACCGTCAACTATATCATACACCGTAATACCTTCAGTATCATCAGCAGAAGTAGTATCTGGATTACACCACATATATAAAGCCATAGGACCATAACCACTATTCCAATCAGAATAACTTCCACTCAAACCAGTTACAAAATTTCCTAATCTTTCTGCTACAGTACCATCTGGTGTAATACTTCCATCGTTTATAGTGTAAGAAGCAATATTAGGATTAAATAAAAATTCTGACTGATATGAAGGCAAATTACCAATAGGTACTAAAGTTTCATGTGGATTACCATATCCATCAGGACCTCCTGATCCAGTAGATGTACTTGATTTTATTGGTGCTATAAATGAATTTGCCACTTTAAAACCATCTACAGATTTTAATATATGGGCATTAGCATCTGCGTCTCCATAATTTTTTGTATATTTTAAATATCCATACCATTTAGGTTGATTTTGTGGAGTACTAGCTACAGTATAGCTATGAGGAGAAACCCTAACATTACCATTTACAGCATAATAATTAACTTCAGAAGAAGCTGTTCCGTAATCTATTTCAGAACCAGATTCATACGCACCATCTGTTTTATCAAATACTTTTACTTTATGATTTGTAACATCATTAATTAATAAAAGTTCCGTATTAGATAAAGCTCCATTATTTGGATCTCTGTCACTATTAAAGTGAAACAATCCATTACCGTAATTTAGTGTAGTTGTAAACTTTTCTTCATCAGCAGAGCTAGCATGAGGTAAGTCTGTAACAGAACCAGATATTTTTAATTTACCTGGTGTTTCTAAACTTAACCCTTTTAACTCTTGAAATTCTGAAGTGTCTAAGTCTCTAGGATTTGTATTATTATTTAATCCTCCACTAAAATTTCTTAAGTCTAATACTTCTTTGGGCACGATTCTTCATTCCTTTCATCTTCAAAGATGCACTTTTAGCTTTTGCGTTATGCAGTCTTCTGTCATTTGTAGAGTTCCAAGGATTGCCTTTTAAGCTGTTAGTTGTCTTCATTGCCATCTATTATATCTCCCCACAAACTTGTTTTACCATCTATAATTTCTACTACTTCTACTTTAAATTTACCATTAGTAAACCAATCAACTACTGCAAATGCATGCACCCAGTTATGTAGTCTACCTTTTAACCATTTATTGTTTTCATGAGACATATCTTTTAAACAACCCAAAGACCACGCTCCTATTGTTCCGCCTAATTTTGTAAGTGTGTGTCTTTGAAGGTCGTGTGTATGTCCATAAATTACATTTTCTCCATAAGCTTCAAGATGTTTTTTTGCATGATACGTAGTTGCATAGGCACCATGAAAGAAAGTGAGCTTACCAATTTGTATAGGTAAATTATATTCACTGTAATTATATCCCCTTTCTTTTATTTTGCATGCTTCAACAAAACTGTAATTATGCATATAGGGATACTTAGTAACAAAATTATCCAACCAGAGATCGTGGTTGCCTTGGAGTAAATACTTTTTCTTACATCCAACTTCTTCCAATACCTTATCCCAAACATCTAATCCTTCATTTACTAATCTTATATCTTCATCTATTAAAGGAGTCTGGTATTCTAATGGTGGTAATTTTTTATCTTTATACCTCCACGCAGATACCGACTCCCATTCTCCTACATCTCCTAAATTAACAAAGATGTCAGGTTTAATCTTTTTAATTGCTTTAACAACACAATTAACTGCAGCTTTATCTTCTAACGGATAATGCTGATCTGGTATAATAATACCACGATTCTTGAGTTTCATGTACTCTCCTTAAGCTGATCTTTTAACTTTTTCTAGACTACGCATTCCCCCGAGACCGAGCATCCCGAGTAAGACTGTAGTTAATGTAGTCATATCAAACACTGGTAATTCTATTGCGTGTCCAAATGAATACAAAATAAAAGTTAAAAGAGGTTGTAATATATAGTGATACCCGAGTGCAGTGGCACAGATCCAGCCCGTAAAGGGCCTCCAGCCACTGACAAACCTCGATGTATGACCAGCTTCAACTTTGTTCACTTCTAATTGAGCTTTGTTGATTTCTGCAATCATCATAGCTTTCTCTTCTTTGTCCAAAGTAAATCTATCAACATTGTCTGCAACTTTGTCGATGATTTTACCAACTAAGTCTAATTTAGGCATCTTTTGCACATTCCTCGTCACATGCTTTTAAACCTTTCATGTAACCTTGGTGTTCAACTATTAGTTGTTTAAGTTCAGTAAGCCTGCTATTCATTTCTTGAATTGAATTAACAAGTTCATTATGCTGTTCAACCATGCTCTGCATGTCTTGTTCAGCTTTTTCTATTAAACTTAGTTCTACTGCTTTTTCTTTAGCCATTACTTCTCCTACTTTTTCTTTTTAGCTTTACGTTGTGCTCTATTAGCTTGCATCTTACGTTTCATATTACCTAGTTTTGATCCTCTTCCAACTTTACTTGTATAAGTAGCACCTTTTCTAGTTGTTTTTTTAACTCCAGTGTGGTATTTACGACCATCAAAAGTCATTGTTTTTTGACCTTTTTTACGAGCTGCTCTCAATTTAGAGTTAAAATCTTTTCCTTTAGCAGAACCCTTTTTATAAATAGGGTAATTACCGCCTTTGGTTTTTTTAACACCTCTAACTGATTTACGATCTACTGTACCTTTATATTTAGATACAACAGCTTTACCTCTGTTTAAAAGAGATTTAGCTTTTTTCTTAACTTTAGCTCCCGCTTTTTTCAACCTACTACCATCTAGTTTGATTTTCTTAGTTGGTCTTCCTTTTTTATTACCGTATGTGCCTTTACCTTGTGGCATCTTATCCTCCTTGGCCTACTGACCTCTTCTTATAGTACTTTTTACTGTTTTTAGTACCATACTTTGTTAAATTAGACATGCCTTGTCTAGTTTTTTTCTTGGTTTTCTTAAAAACCTCTTGACTTTTAAATATCTTTGCCATTAACGTTAATATAGTTAAACATATATATATTTACAAGTTATTTAATTACCTTCTTAATTTTATCAAATACTTCCTGTTCATCGAATTTCATTGATATACCAGGTTCATATCTCATTATTTCTTTTCCGTTTTCTAATATAAGTATAGTTGGTACTACTTTAATATTCCATTCTTTTTGTATTACCGCACCTATAGTTTTATTAGTTAAATCTATTTCAGCAACATAACAAAGTTTTGATAACTTCTCTATACTTGCTCTATTCTTATAATTCCAAGCTGCATTTACTTGTACTACTGCACAATTTTGTACATTTAAAAGTTGCACATCTTGAAAGCTGTCTAGATTAACTGACTGAGCATGCAATGGCGATACTCAT